CCTCTCTCTAGTTCACGCAGTCTAGCTAAATTCTCTTGAGCTCGTGTCTGACTAACCGCACGGCGAGTCTTAGGCTGCCACTTCAGCGCATTAGACAACCAATTTCTAAACGCCCTATCCCAATCCTTAAACTTCGATCCGCGAGCCATATGGTGGTGCCTAAACTGCTCCAACTCGCTCTGCAAGTCCAAAACATCGTATCTGCTATCTGTGAGGATATTAGACGACGGCTCGTAGCTGTCAGCGTCCATAACTTTGGTGCGCTTTATATTGTTAACTGGTTCTAGTTCACTGGTTATAGTTAGTGGGTCTATTTTGTCCCCACCCCTGGGTCTATTTTGTCGCCCCCCCTGGGTCGTTTTTGTCCCTACCCTAATCCGCTTCAGAGTATACAAAGACGTATGATTACCGCCATTATCGTCACGCCTATTCTCTTTAGACAGAGCACCAATCTCCACCAGCTCAGCCACAGCACGATCGACCGACTTCACAGTGCAATTAGCTCGAGTCGCAATCGTCTGACGAGCCGGCCAAGCGGTCAAAGTATTACTATCCGCATAACGGGCAATAATCGCATACACACGAATCGCCTTATGACTAACCTTACTGTCCAACAACCACTCAGGGATAATAGAAAACTTTAGGTCAGCGTCGACCTCGTTGCTATCCGCCATATATCTCATCCATTCTCTCTAGTGCCTTTTTATCGCTCACCGGTAAACGCTCATTATGTACCAGCCAGTTCCAACCGTCAAAATAACACACCGGCACGTCGCTAATCTCCCACGACTCGACAACCCACCGCGAGACAGCCCACCCACGAGCCCTGTACGCCTCTCTGGCGTCCGCATTCTCTGTCTCGAGTACATTATGACCCCAACACAAAGTTAGGAGCCAGGACGGGCTCGTATCGTATTGGGCACTCCCACCCATCCCGCGGCCAACCCTATGCTGTATCGTCAAGTCACCCATACACGGGCGCATAAACCCAGACGCAACACACACGTTACCGTCGCGATCGTAAACAGTCTGCCTAACCCGTTCGACGTTCGCTTTAGAGCGCTTACCCCTCGTTGCCATTGTGCATAGCCTGTAACAGCGCAATAGCGCCCATCTCAGCAGCCGGTGTACTCCACCCCTGCTCCAAAAACTGTTGTTTAACGCCCGTCAGCATAGCCACAGCCTCACTAAAGTTTTCCAAAGCCTTAAATATGTCAGGCTCTTGCTCAGTCATCCAACGGCCTACCCACAATATCGAACAAAGTTTCGAGAGACATCGTCACCCACCACTGCTCAGGCTCAGCCTTACCAACCCTCTTATGGATAACTACCGGCGGTTTATCCACCGCCTGCTCCACCGCTTGCGTCCACCAGCCAGCCAAGTCCAGCCGTGCCTGATTTTTGACCTCAATAGAGCACGGAAAATTAGTAATAATGTCCTCGCCAGACTGGTAACCGCCACGCGCTGCCCTCGACGTTACCGCGGTCCACCCTGCCCGTTCGAGAGCCTTTACAACCTCGACCTCGGCCGCGTTACCTTTACGTCGCGAGCTTGCGCCAGACACCTACCACACCTCAATAACGAGCCAAACATTTAGTACGTGGATAGTCAGAGCAGGCTCGGCAATATCCCAGGTGAGCTCGATACCCAACCTAGACGACGTGCCGATAAAAAAGTGTAACCGCCCTATTTCCCAGTGTTTTTTAGTCACGCCTGCCCCCACTCCAGTCGTACCAACGGGCCCAACGATCTACCAACCTCGAGCCGGTCACGTAACGCCCTAATCGCTGTCACAGAGGCCCTGTGTTGTTGGTCCGCAATCTCAGCCGTAAAACTCAGCTCCGCAGTCTCCAGCTCAGCCGTATAACGGCGAACATCCATAGAGCCCTCAGACGACAAAAACGCTCGAGCATAAGCCGTCTTATATGCCGCCCTAGCCCTCACCGCAGCCTCATCCAAACGGGCAATATCCTCAGTCGCATCGTCAATATCCTTAGCGATACGAGTCAACGTGTCGATAATCTGTGCCGGTGTTAGATTACTCACCAGGCGGCCACTCCCCACCTGGCTCCAAGTCCTCGGAAACAGACACCGCAACCATCTGGTCGATAGCGTCCTGACGTGTCCTATGGCAACCCATAGTCTCACCGTCCTCTTTCACCACACCCCACGGGCGAGACGGCCGGCAATCCACCACACTCGGATCGTTAGTAAAGTAGTACGGCATTAGTTAGCCTCCACTCTCTTGCGACGCGACGACCGCATTTTACGTAGCAACGCCGACGTGTGACTATAGTAGTCAGTCCACGGTTTGCCTTTATCGCCAATAGTCCACTGGTCTTTAACGCCATACAGACGCACCTGCGCCACGTACAAACCCAGCTCGGTCGCTAACTGCTCGTCAGTCTTAGTCCACCTACTCATTTCTTGCCCCCTGTAATCATTGCCTTACGTTCACTAATCGACTTGCGGACAAAATCAGCGTAACCGCCAACCTTTGCCTGCTCCCATAAATTCATAAGGTCATCTAGCTCTGTAGCGCTTGCCAGCTTATCGTGAAAGTCAGCCGGTGCCTCGACAGCCTGTGCTATCGGTGCGCCACGTTGCACCTTTTCCATTTCCTCACGAGACGCCAACGACCTAGCCGCGTCGTCTTTGTTGCCCGTCCACTTGTTAGACGCCAGCGCGAGACACCTACCGACTGAGCTGGTCTCGCACACCTCGAGGGCGCTAGTCGACTGTGGCCCGTGTGCCGAGTCCACCTCGAAAGCGTGCCCCGTCGCCTTAGCAAGACCATCCAACTGGTCCTCACGAGTCAAGTACAGTGTCGCCTTTACACGCCATATACCTTTAGCGCGGTCCTCAGCAGTCGAATAATCGTGTGTCTCCAACCGGTAATCCGGCCACTCAGCCTCCAGCATCGCCAAACGCTCAGCCACAGTCGCATACTTATTTAGGTCAAAACGTGCCATTACCTACCCCCTACTCTCCAACGCCCGCCAAACCTCAGCCGAGCGCTCTACCATTTTCTCGATCATAACCTCATCACGGGCAATAATCCCGTATTTCGGCTCAAGCCACGCCGGTACCATAACCCCGTCGCTTTCCTCACGTAACAACCACACAAAAACGCACGAGCTCGCACCCGTCACGTAAAGCTGCCACTGCACCTGACGCTGATACTGCACCGGCACCTTAGCGACAGTGCCCCAATCCTTACCCGTCGTCTTAATCTCCGAGATAGTCTCGTGGTCCAGGCTAAGACCATCCGGTGTCGCATACGCCAACAAGTTATCCTCGTGACGTATCAGCCAATCATTAGGCATAACACCAGTCTGCTCTTTAGTCCACAGTGAAAGCCACGCCTCACTATCAAGACCAAACTGCATATAAGCGTTCACCGTAACCGGTGTGCCATTGTCCCAATTAGCGAGCACGTCACGTAACCCAGAGTCAGTCATAACCTGAGCCATAGTCGTAGCAGACAAACCCAAACGTCGAGCGTCCAACCACGCCTGCTCATCTAACGACTTAGACGCAATAAACCTGTCAGCGGTAATCATCAGTTACCGTGCAGAATCGTGTTAGCGCGAGAATAGACAGCCTCGTAAATACCAAGCTCTCTGGCCTTAGAAATAATCGCTTCACGGCGACGCTCATTAGCCAAAAACTCGCTAGCGTTGTGAGGCGCGTAAGTGTCAAGCCAAGCCTGCACCAACTCGTTAGCCAAGTCCTCCACGTCAGACATTAGCCAAACCCCACACAATCGAGTAGCGGCCACTAGCCAGCTTGACCCGTCGACCCGTGTCAATAACCAACCCGCGATCGACCAACTCAGCCCTCCGAGACCGTATACCAGACTCAGACGCATTAGGGGCAGTCTTATACGCCCTATACGCGTTTACCAGCTCCACGTCGTTACGTGGCCTCTTGAGACACCGCAAAATAAACGCCTGCGTCTGTGTGACATTGTCTACCGACTCGGCCGCCAAGTGTGACGTCACCGGATCAGTCCTACGAGCTCTAACCATCCTCGCCATTATCCACAACCCTCTCTGTCTCTCTAGGTGTCATTGTAGGGTCCAGGGCGTCGCGCAAAGCCTTAGCCTCGGGCAACGAGAGCAATAACTCGCCCTCTGTCATATCCCAACCATTAGGGTTAGTGATAAATAACGTACTACCGAATTGTGTTACGTGCATTTTGTTTCATTCTCTTTCTCTCTGGGACGCTCGCGCCACCCCATACACCGTGCGGTTCGTCGGCTTGTATGGCGTAACTGAGACACTGTAATAATACTGGGCACCCCTGACAGAGTGCTTTAGCTGGCTCACTCGTACCGCCGTAATCGGGAAAGAATAGGTCGGGCCATTGTTGACACGGCACCACTCCCCCCTCGGCGTCGATAGCCTCCAATAGTTGGTCATAACCTGGGCCCGTGTAAAAGCTCACCGGCCACGTACCGCCAAAACAGCACCGGCAGCCATAACGAGTACCCCGAGCAACGTAAGACCATTTACAGGCACGTTATACGGGTCAATAATTCCAGGGGTCAGCGCCATAGCGCCCCCAATAATTACGAGCAAGTAAGACATTAGATAAGCCCCGCAATCCATACCAGCAACGCAATCGAGAGCACACCGTAACCGATCACCGCACCCATAAATACGCGATAGTCAGACTTACTAAACTCGATAACCTCAGACGACTTGGTAAGAGCTCTAGCGTCGCGTCGAGTCTGTGGCTGTAAAGCAACGTGCTCGGTCGCTGGCTTAGGTGCCGGTGTTTCTTTCTCCCACCGTTGGATAAGCCCCCACAGTCGCTCGTCGCGCTCGTTTATCCACTCGAGCACATAAGTCGGCAAGACCTCAGCGTGTGCCCTATACCACTGCACGATACGGTCGACGTCTGCCTGCTGGGTTATCTCTAACTGTTTGTAGTACCCCATTGTTTCTACCTTTCTCTCTAGTACGGCTACTGCCGTAAACACAGTCAAGCACAAGACGGTCACCGTATGCAACATTTTTTTACAGCGTGTCGCAAACACAAAAAAAGACCCCCCTAAGCCATAAGGCCTAGAGGGGTCTATATCCCTAGAGAGAGTTAGGGTCTACTGGCAGCTATCACACTGCAAAAGTTCCATAGGGTCTACGGGGCACGCGTACCCATCTACTTGCTCGATAAGGTCCAGGTCAGCCATTACTCACCCACCGGCTTACGATCGTACTGAAGCACCGACGTCAGCAACGACATAACCAAAGCAAGCGACGACACAGAGAAAACGTTAACCCAGTCAACCTCAAAAATACCTACAGCACCAACACTAATAGTGGCAAGCGCTGTCTGCGCCCAAGTCTTAAGTGCACGCTCTGTAGCGTAGGCGTGAAACTTTTTAAGCTTATCCATCTGGGTTATCCTCTTTTCTATGCAATCTAACATCCTCGTAAGCGCTCGCACCCGTATACACAGATAACGCGGCACCCATAAGACCAGCTACCGACAATACTACAGTATCCAGCACCGGTCGATCGTCACCACTCGCAAGCACGTACACAATAACTACAGCACCAAACGCGAGCGTGCTAAAAACAGCACGGCGACGATATTTCCACGACGGGGCTCTCACGTAATCAGCCCCACAATCCACGGCATAACCGCGGCCACAAGACCAAACCCGCCGACAGCCCAACCCATACGAGTCTCAAGCTTACGAATACGCTCCTCGTGGTCGTCTATCTTTTCTTCACTACTAGGCAGACTGTTAGCAATTTTCTCTAACAGGCGACCCTGGCGTTGCACCTCAGCGTAAATATCGCGCATAGAGACTTTAACTCCGACCTCTCGAGTGCTGTCGTCCACTAGACCACCCCGTTTAGCCACTGCTGTAGACCTTTAATAGTGGTCTTACCAGGTACGCCGTTTATTCTGCCTTTGTAGTGACCCTCAGCTTGGAGCATACGCTGGACAGCACTCCAAGTGTTACGCCCTAATATCCCGTCCTCGACGAGCTTAGGTGTTTCACTCTTTACAGGTGTTGCACCGTCCGCGGCCGACCGCGACATATCTATAACCGTCTCGGGGTCAAAGTCCGTACCCCACCTACGGCTCGATCGTGTCTCGACGTGGAGGTGTACGCCTGTGCTA